CACCATAGCGGATTACGTCATCTTTGAAGTATTCTTTGGCAGATGTCCAAGCACCTTTCCAAATAAATCTAATTCTACCGAGTTTAAATTCAGCCATTTTTGCTTCCTAACATTATTATAATACTATTTATCATTATGTTTATTTCCCATACCCGAACTCTTGTGGAGTCGTAGGATCTCCCTCATCTACTAATCCAAAGTTCGTACCCTGTACGAAATACGTAAATGCCGCCATATCGCCATCTACTGGTTTTTCGAAGTTCATTTGTGTAGTAATGTTAATCTTTCTGTTTGCTTCTGAAGTAATATTGTTACCTTGTATTCTTACTTCACCAGCGATTACAGCGTTAACGTTAACGTTTGTACCACCACCACTAATTCTACTGTCAATATATCCTGCAATAGCCCTTTGTGTTGGTACAATTTCATTACTATTTGCAGTAAATGTAGGATCTACTGAAAATTCTCTAATAACAGCGTTTGTTCCACCAAGTGTTACACCACCTAATCTTAATTCTGATAGTCCATCTAATTCAAAGTAACTTGCATTTAGTGAAACAATACCAGTTGACTGCTCAACTTTAAATAGTTCACCTACTCTAAAGTTACCATCTTGGTCTGTACTTGTGTAGAATACTCTACCACCACCACCGTTCTCTGTTTCTTGGAACTCTCTAATGTCATAACCTTCAATTGGTGTAAGCAACGGATACTGTGAAGTATATAAATTACCTTTACCAATTTCTAAGAAATCATGTCCTGTTAATCTAACCTGTGAATATTTCTGTCTAATAATTAAATTAGTTTCGTGTTCAGGTGATTCTGCTCTATCAATTGTTGGTGTAATAGTTAGTGTTGCTTGGAAGTTAGGAGCACTACCTGTTAAGTTAGTTACACCTTGTACAGCATAATAGATATCATTAATACCTGTGATGTATAAGTTATCACCAGGTCCTGGTTCTCTTGATAATTCTTTAACAACAATTTTATCACCAAGTTGATACAAGTCTGCATAACCGTCACCAGTAACTGTAACACCAATGTTAAGGTAACCTGTACCTCTGTTTGTAAATTCAATCGGACCAACAGTTCCGTTAGCCATTCTTATATCATAAGTTACATTTCTTGTATTATCATTGTCAATGATTGTCATAGTTGGAGGATTAGAACCGTAACCTGATCCAGGCTCTTGAATAATAAATCCACCTACTCTACCACCGCCAATGTCCATAGTTGCTCTTGTCTTAGCACCTGTCTTGATTGTGTTAATGCTTGATACTGATCCTGATTGTAACGGAAAGAATACCGGTCCATCGCCATATGATCCTGCGGCTAATCCATTAAATGATCCGCCAAGTGTTCCTTTTGATTCCCAATACAATCCGTCTGCTGATTGTATAATATTACCTGACTCAGTAATACCAACAAACACACCCATGGAGTAATCAATATATACTGCGTCAGCAACGTTTGTATCTGAACCTGCATACCAAACACTATTGTTTGCCGCTGTACTTGCATCTGTGAAACTGTAAAAGAATTTATTATTTACAGTTGATAAATCGTTTGGTGAATCAAATGTTGACGCAACAAATCTTCCTGCACCAAAACATAAGTCATGTACGTCATGTTGTACACCACCAATGTCTGCACCTGATGCCCAAGTTGCTCCATCATCAATACTTTCCCAAGTATCGCCTGCTTCGTTTGCAACAATCCATTTGCCGTTTCCATATGCAATAAATTTTGCATTACTTACACCAGCGTTTACTTCTGTCCAACCTGTTGCTTCATTAGTTGATCTGTAAATGTTTTGTGTACCAGATGCAATAGCAATGTGTACACCATTACCCCATTCTAAGTCTACAAAGGTATGTCCATAACTTAATAAGTTAGATGCCGCATCGCCCCATGATAAAGCATCATTAGATTGTTTTAGTCTACCATTTGCGTCCATTGCCATGTACTGTGATTGTCCACTTGACACTGCAACATAATTTAAATCTTGATAACTTGTTGCTTCAGTAAATGTTCCACCATCTTCTGTCCATGCAATAGTATTTTGTCCAACAATTACTGTTCTATAATTATTATTAACAATTCTTGTCGCTGTATCTTCAATAGCACTTCCTGTTGGTAATGTAGCATTACCTGTACTATATGCTGGAGCAGTAAACTCTAATCTTGATGTAATTTCATAACGTGTAGTTTCATCAAGCACAGTTTTTATTGGTTCACCTGGTAATAAATGTTCCCATCCTGGTTGATTATCAATTAATCTTTTTACAGTAACAGTTTTGTCACCAGCACTTACTGCTGTAATGTTTAAAACAATCGGATTACCTGTGTTACCTACTTGGCTTGGTTGAATAGTTAATGTATCTAATTCTTGGTTTCCTGTACCTTCATTTGTAATTGTTGGTGTAACAACACCTAAAGCATCAATTGAAATAGTAAGTGTTGGCTCAGTTGCATCTGCTCTACTACTTGTTGGTGTAATATCAGCATATGTACCTTCAGTTAATGTAGCATCATCTCCACTTGTAACTGCTACACCTAATACGCCACCGTTGTTCCAATCATATGTGTCAATCTTAGCATATTGTCCTCGACCTTCACCTTCAATAATTGTAATTAATTTGTCTTGATAGTAAACATCAGTGTTTACATCTTGGTTAGCAATTTGAATACTTGTTTCATTACCACCTTGTGCTCTGTTATTTGCGTAAGTGTAATTGTCTCCACCTGCACTTGAAGAGTCACCTGGATCTGTAATTCTAATTTCAGTAACCGAACCATTTCTAAATTCTGTTAATTTGGCCGCGGCGTTTTGTCCTGAACCTGTAATATTTACAGTACCAGTTGTGTAATGTGTACCAGTGTTGCTGTATCCTACAGCAAATAATTTGTTTTCATCGTTGTAAACTTTTGCTACTTCGGCTTCTTTACTATAGTTGTCTATTTTTGCAGAAATAGGAGTTTCATCTAAGTTGTAACCTATTGCAACAGAACCATATTCACCATAAGAGTTGTTACCGTTTGTTGCTCTAACTTTACCACCGTCAGTACATAGATAACCTATGTAACAATAATATGTAAACACCGATACAAGTTCTGATAAGCCATCTGCGTTACACCAGTAACCTATACCATCTTGAATAATTTGTGTAAAGTCGTTTGCAACAATTGATTTATTACCGCCATTGTGTAATGTTCCATCAACTTTCATACCTACACATTTGTTACCAAATGTTGAAACGTTTTGTACATAAGTTGATTTACTTGTTACCCAAACACTTGTATCGTCTGGTCCTGTACCTGGATCAAGTGCAACGAAAGCATTTCCTGGAGTAACTCTTTTTATTAAATATTGATCTGGCTCAGTAAACTCACCTTGTAATCCTGACAACGTCATATTTCTAATACCACAACCATTACGTACTCGGAACATATCGTTACCTTTAGTTTCTGGTGTAGGTTCTACAAAAGTTGAACGTAATTCGTCTCCAACAATAGCAACATTTGCCGGTACACTTATAGGACAAATTTCTTGGTAGCGTCCTGTCTTAACAAGAATTGTTGCAGGTGCTCTTGTTCCTTGATCTTCTAAAATGTAGTTACAAGCATACTTGATTGTTTTAAATGGTGATGTTTGTGATAGTCCTCTACCTGCTGTGTTTGCATCAATACCATCTGGAGATACAAAATAAACTTTATCTGTTTTTTCTAATGATTCCCAGTTAAGGTCATCATTTGCCATTACTTTTAATGCGTCACCTGGATTACCTATACCAAGTCTTACATGATCTGTACCATCGTGTGTTCTAATATCACCTTCGTAGTGTAATACGTTATTGTTACCACCTTGAATGACTACTTGCCAAAAATCTTCATTTGTGTATGCTGGATCTAAGTCTGGACGTGATCCTGAATTTGATGCAGGATGTCTTTTTATACAACGATATAATGTACCAGCGTATGTAACAATATCACCTAAGTAATAATTATTTGTTACAGGAGATGCATTAACAATTACTGTTTCTGACCAGTTACCTCTAAATCTATCACCGTCAATTAAAATTTGCCAATAGTTATTTGAATATACAGTTGTAATAGTTCCAAGGTTGTACATTGCATTATGATTAGCACATACAAAGTAATTTGCTTTATATGCATCTCTTGGTACAATCCATTGTACATATCTTGAAGTAGCCGCATTAAATCCTGAAACATATGCCGCAAAGTCTGCAACCTGTACACCATCTAACCAATATGATAAACCGTTTTCAACGTAATTGTAATTACCGCCATCATGATGTCCGTTTCTTGTTGTACTTAGATACAACGGATGTGTTACGTTACTTGCATCATCTTGAATAAATCTATAAGTGTTACCTTCATTAATACTAATGCTTCCGTTTTCAACTCCATCAACATAATATTTGTTACCTGATCCTGAATTACCAACAGTAATTTGTACTTGAACTGTTTGTAATTGATCATCTGGCTCACTGCCTGTGTTATCACGTAAAGCAATGTATAGGTATCCACCAAATCTTACAACATCACCAGTCAAATATGCTGTGCTAATATCCCAATATGATGCTTCTTCTTGTAAGTCTGGATTTTGGTTAACCTGTCCACCCATTCTATAACCTTGAGTAGTAAGTTCCCAATCACCTGTGTCTTGTGTAATACCATTTACACTTGGCGCACTATTTGTATTAATTGTTAATGCAGTATAACTGTATCCACCATACTTAACAATATCACCCGGTTGGTATGTTTCTAATTCTGTCCATTGTTGTTCGTATTCGTAACCTGGTAACCAAATTGAAAAGAAACTTTCAGCAAAAGTAGTTGTTGAATTGTGACCTGTATCACAATACCACATACTTGGACCATATCTTACAATGTCACCTTTTTTGTATTTTTCTTTTTTAATAAAAATTTCGTTGCCTGTTCCACCTTCAACATTTAAATTATTTCTATCTGCAAGTGCTTCTACTTTTTTACGATATAATTTAAAAGTGTTGCCGTCAACAAGTCTTGCATAATAATATGTATTGTCTGTTAAACCTGTGCCTGCTGTACCATCAGTAGTATATTGAATTAAATCACCATTTGATAGTGCATGATTAGAAATAGTTACAACACCGCCACTAATTGTTTCAACACTCATGTCTCTACTTGGAATCCAGTGTTCTTTATATTCTATACCACTAACAAAAATTTCCCAACTTGTACTATCTTCTTCTAAGCCAAGTGCATCATCATTAGAACTTAAATGTCCTGTAATACAACGATATGTAATACCGCCATACCTTACAACATCATCTGCTTTATATCTTGTACGTGGTTGCCAATCACCTAACCATTGATCCGATCTTGTAACAACGGTCCAGTTTGAAAGATTTAGTTCAAGTCCTGCAACTGTAGTAGAAGAAGTGTGTTCTGTCAAACAACGATAAAGTATACCGCCGTATTTGACAACATCACCAATTCTATAAATTACTTGTGGATGCCAATCAAATCTCCAGTTATTATCTGTTGCAACAAGTTTCCAGTTTCCGAAATCAGTTGTACCAATTGCTCCACCATCTTCAATGTTTAAATAATTTCCTTTGTCTTTACTATTTGGAGTTCTGTCAAAATACCAAATCTTATCTGGTGCATTTTGCGGAATTGTCCATCTAATTTTTCTATCTGATGCCGCTGAAAATGTACTTAGGTAAACTGCTTCAGTAGTCTCAATACCGTCTAAGTAATATGTAAGTCCGTCTGTGTAATAATCAATTAGCGGAGTTTCGTGTTTGTCACCATCTTCATACTTACTAAATGCTAATGGGTGTTCTTGTCCACCAAAGTTTACGTTAGTTGCATCACCTTGATCAAAATCGTAAGTATGTCCTCTTCTTAAAGTAACAATATTTCTTTCTGTACCATTAAGGAAAATTGCACCTGTTGGTGATTGTGCAAAACCTGTATCAGTAACTGCACCACTGTCATAACCAATAGTTACAGCATATTCTGTAATTGATGAAGGTGGTGAATAATTGTCTGCTGAATGTCCTACGATTGCTGAATAAACTTGTCCACCATAACGTACAATATCATTTACTTTGTAATAAGTTCCTGGTGTCCATTGATCTACCCACTGATAACCATCTGTCATCTGTGTCCATTTAGGTAAACTTGCGTTTAAGTAATCAATGTAAAAATCTGGATCAGAAGTATGTCCATTTAAACAAACAAATGTTTTACCACCATACGCAACTATGTCGTCTTTGATGTATTGTTTAGCGGTTTGCCAATTGCCTGTCCATCTAAACCTAATTCGATCAATCTTAAATTCAGCCATTTATTCTCTCGTTTCTTGCGTTACTATTGTATTTAACCATTATGGAGACACCCCTTCTGGAAAATCATAATTCTGGTTAATACGTACAACCAAGTTACCTTGCTCGTCAACATAGTAAATTAAATTTCTATCGTCCCATCTAAATTGTTCATATCTTAAATTAGCATAAGACGTGTTATGTTCTTCATCTCTTCCTTCAAAAAATTCAATGCCTCTTTGAAAATCTGGATAATTTTCTGTAGGATCACCTGGTTTGTTAACTTGTACACCGTCAGTACTTTTCATTTGATCTGATTTTATCAAATACAAATCACCTTCATTTGTTCTACGTAAGCCATAAAAGAATCTACTACCTTTTACGGATTTAAGAATTGTTCCTACGTCTGTTCCTTGATAAAATGTTGCCATAATCTGTTTCCTATGTTACAATGTTAATTGTGTTCCCCATATTACTGTGTGCAGTACATTGATAATATAATGTGCTTGGAGCCGCCATTGGTACAACAAACTTAATTACACCTGTTGCCGCATTGTTATTTGAAACTCCAGTGTTGTATGCACCGCCACCATTTGATACTCTTATTTCAAATGGGTGACTTCCTCCACTGTTATTAATAAAGTAATATGTCATTCCTCTCATTAAATATAAAACTGGATCATTTGTTGTACTTGGAAAACCTGGTCCACTGAATGTGTAATCACTTGCACCATTAGCACCAATTGTCCATGTAATACTTGCATCACTGTCCATTGCAAAACTTGTGCCATTGAATTTCGGCACACTACCTACTTTAGCATTTGCAGTAGATACATCTGATAATCCGTTTAAGTTTGTCGCACCAACTGTACCATTAAAGTTTACTGTAAGTGTTCCAGCAACCATTTCAGTTACAATATCTGTACCACCTGCAATAGTCAATGTGTCTGTTAAACCACTTGCAGTTGTTGAACCTGAGTCACCTGCTACTGTTGCAAACAAGTTTTGGTCTGTTGATTGATCAACAACAAATTCTAATGCATTTCCTGCACTATTAACTTTAACAAATCTATTTGCCGCTCCAGTAAATGCACTTGGTGTGTCTGTTAAGTTTAAGAACGCTCCGCCAAATAATGTTGGAGTGTTTGTAAAGTTTGTATAATCTAAAAAGTGTGCAGAGTCAAAACCATCAAGTGTGTCTGCATCAAGTCCTGCACCACCTGACGCAATATCAGTACCTGGTGCCCATTGTGAACCGTCCCATTTAAGTACATCACCTGTACTTGGAGCAGTTGAAGAAACATTGCTTAATGCTGTTACTGGAATATTAGCAACTTCAGCCGCTGTAATAGTTGTTGAAAATTCTAATGCTGTTGCACCTGAATTAACTCTTACAAGATTTCCGCCTGCACCTGCAAAGTTAGTTGGAGTATCTGTAAGTCCACCAAATGTTGTGGATCCTCCTCCACCGCCTGCTACTGTTCCTGGTCCCCATGAACTACTGCTTGAACTATAAACAAGTGCTTGTCCATCACTTGGAGATGTTGCTGAAACATTTCCTAATGACGATAACGGAGAAGTAGTGTCGAGTAGTTTGACCCAAGCATTGTTATGAGCATAGTAAGTAGCATCATCAGCAGTAACTTTTGCAAACATTCCATCGTACGTAGTAGGATTTGGTAACGATCCGAATGTGTTGTATAAAAATGTAATTTTGTTACTACCAGTTGCTGTTGCTGGAAACGAATTAAAAATACCATCAAGACTTACAAGACTTAATTGGTCTCCATCTCCTAATGCTGTATATAACTCGTTAAAGTTATTATTGATTTTCGTAGCACCTGCCCTAAGGTTATCACCTTGACCGTCGTTGGGCAAAACACCTACGTTTACTGTTTGTTTTGTCATATCCTACTCCTACTCTCCTATGTTTGGTCGAATGTAATATTGTTATTGTCCAACGTAAGATTGGTGTTATCCCATTCTTTATCACTGTCGATAATTGTAATAGTATCTCCAGCATATGTTACAGCACCATCATTTGGACCTTGGTTAATTCTTACAACAAGTTCGCCTTCTTCATTTACGTAATAAAATAAGTTTGCATCATCCCAACGAAATTGTTCATAATTTAAATTTTTATAAGTTAAGTTGTGTGCAGAATCTCTACCTTCAAAAAACTCTGATCCTTCATCAAAGTCAGTAAAGTTATCTACAACATCACCTTCTTTGTTAATTTGAATTGTATCATTCAAACTTAATTGGTCAAGTTTTCCTAAAAATAATTCACCAGCATCTGTGCGTCTCAATCCATAAAAATATCTTTCACCGAGATTATCGATGATTGTATCTTTAATAGTTTGTCCTGCATAGAAGTTAGACATATTACACTATCTCCACAAAACTTAAGATGCAATCTAAACTTGCATCAATGTCTGAACTTGCGAACAAAATATTTGTTGGCGCAAGTATAATTTTTTCACCACCGTTTAAAACTTTCATTGTTGAGTTCGGTGGAATAAGTACGTCTTTTAAATAGAAACCTGTTACAGATGTATCGTCTGCAATTTTAACATTGGCACTAACTACTGACTCTGTTAAGTTTGCTAAACTTAATCCAATAACTGTTGCTCTTGCACTCGGACCTACTTCATAGATCGGTACATCAACTTTTCCTATTTCTTTTACTACTTTATTTTTAAAAAATGTTGCCATTAATTTATCCTATCGTAACCGCCATTCTAATTGCAATTTCTTCCGCGTCCTGTGCAGATACTGCACCTGAACTACCTGCAACTGAAACCCACTGACCTGCTTGATCGTAAATTTCAACTCTGTCATCCTGGGTGTTAAAACGCATCATTCCTGTTTCTGGTGTAGGATGTCTATTTGACAACGTACCAACTGGAATAACAAATCCACCTGTTCCTTCAATTTTGAAGTAACCTGTACCAGTTTGAGCAAGAGTAGTAACCGCACCTGCTACAGTATTAGTTATCGAATTTTGATTGAATCCAAAATTTTCTACAATAACTTTACCAGTTCCGTTCGCTTCTAAGTTCAAATCTGCGTTAGTTGTAACAGTTCTTACAGTATTTCCTTCGATTTCAATGTCATCTACTGCAATTTTGTTTACATTAAAGCGTGTTGAGTTAATATCTGCTACTTGTGATCCACCTGCATAAAAATACAGTGTATCATCGTCTGACCCAGGAGTTTGTTCTGCAAGAATATAAGTGTCCTGGTCAACATCACGTACACCATTTAAAGTTATCCAATTTCCGTCGTATCCTTCAAACACATCTGTATCTGTGTTGTAACGAATCATACCATTTACTGCTGTACTTGGACGTTGTGCTGTTGTACCTTTCGGTAATGTTAGTGATCCTGTCGAATCAATTTTTACTGTTTCGCTACCTGGATCAAGAATTATATCTCCTGGTGCATTAATAATATTTGCTTTGAAACTTAAATCATCTACTTTAATACTTCCTGTACCACTTGCACGTAACTCTAAATCTTGGTTAGTGTTTGTTGTTTGAATTACATTTGTATTAATATTAATATCATCTATTTGTGCTTCGCCTGTGTAAACTTTTTTCCATTCTTTACTTGCAATACCTAAGTCAAAAGTTCCATCTTCACTTGGTACAAGATTACTTGCAATTCCTGCAACAATGTTAATGCTATCACTTGCATCATCACCAATAGTAATGTTACCACCTATTGTTACATCACCTGTGACGTCTAAGTTTCCTGTAATGTTTACATCGTCAGTAAAATTAATTATACCATCAGCACTATCAACATTTAAATCTCCACTTAAACTTTCAACAGTGTTTCCGCTGAATTTAATATTTCCTGTTTGTAATTTTTCTCCGTCAATAATTGTTGTACTTGCACCTGTGCTAAATCTAACACTTTCAAGTGTGTCAATGTTAAAGTTTGCATTTGTAAAGTTAACAGTTCCGTCTGCTTGATCTACATGGAAAATATCTCCAACTCTAAAATCCCCTTTGTGGTCAACTGAACTAAAAAATACTTTTGCACTATTAAGTTTTGTTACTTCTTGACTTTGTATAACTGTTGTTGAATCGTTGTCAACTTCTTTTCCGTTACCAATGTATGCAAGGTTGTGTGAGATAAGGTACATAGTAACACCATTACCATCTCCATAGATTCCATAATTACCATAAACACAAGCACTACCAATTGATCTTATTTCACAACCAAAGTCTGTAAAATCTGCAAGTTCAATTCCTGTTGCATATGCTCCACCGCCGAATCCAATATTTTGTAAAACAAAAGTTTCATCTATAAATGTGCTTGAACTATCTACACCGTTAAATCTTAATAGTATTTCTGTATCTGAATCGTTTGCAGTTTCATTTAATGGAGGAGTATAAGTTCCTGTTGTATATCTTGCAACTGTAGAAATTCTAAAGTCATCAATATGACCGTTCCAAAAATTAGATGCATCATATGCTGAACCTATTTTAAGAGGTTTTGTCAAACCTAAGTCATTGTTAAATGAATTATTAGAGTCAACTCTCGCTCCGTTTACATATAAATTAATTGTTGTTCCTGTTCTTGAAACTGCAATATGTGTCCATGTTGTTGTAGATAATGTTCCGCCACTTAATAGATTTGCTCCGTTATGGTAAACATAAACTGTACCTGCTTGTACATACACATACAATCCTGAATCTGTTGCAGTGCCTGATCTCATGTCAACAAAAGCGTGTGTACCTGAAACATTGTTTGCGTATACCCAACCTTCAATAGTAAAGGTTCCTGTTCCAAAACCAAAGTCTGGATCATTAGCAACAGCAATATAATCTCCTGTCCCGTCTAAAAGTAAAGATCCTGTACCAAATTTCTTAATTGCAGTATCTATTTGTGCGTTGCCTTCTGCAACTACAGTTTTACCACCACGTTGAAATTTAGTTTCAATGCCGGAAACATTTCCGTTAAGTTTAATATAGTCACCGTCAACGTTGTTTACAACAGCATTTACATTTTGACCATTGCTATCAACATATTGAAACGTTTCTCCTATTGTTGGAGTACCAACAAGTCCACTTAATTTAATTCTTGTACTACCTGTACCTTTTAATCCTGTTGTTCCGTTGATTGCATACAATCCTCTGTTAGCAAAATATGTAAATGAATTTAACCATTCAATCCTTGCACCGTTAGTAGTTGTCAAAGCATCTACACCAGGTGTAATAAAAGTTACTGCATGGAATAGCATACTTGCTTCTCTTGAATTTGCAGTTGCTAATGATCCGTCTACATAAGCACCTTTACCAGCATCTCCTTGATCAAAACCTCTTGGATCACTTGCACTTGTTACACTACCTTTTGTGATTACAGTTACGTTTTTAATATATGGTGATCTTGACGTAACTTCAAAATTGTTTGCAAAACTAAATCCGTACCCTGTATCATTAATGCTATCATAATAAAAATCTTTAAGTGTAAGATCCATAACACTTGTTTCACCTTGTAAAACAAATGCATTATTATTGTTTGTTCCTGCTGTAGGTTTAATATTAACAGATCTTAATCCTGCACCCATTACAGCAACACCTACAGGCACGTTTAAAGGAAATACTTCTTCATACTCTCCTGGATATATGTGAATTGTATCACCTGTAGTTGCAACACTTAAAGCCTTAGCAACTGTTAAGAAAGGATCTTGTGGGTGTTGTCCTGAGTGTGTATCATCACCATTTTTAGCAACATATAAAATATTACCTGGATACGCAGTCAAATCTAAATCACCAACGGATAAACCTTGTGTTGTAATGCTTGTTGCAGTTAAATTATTAAAGTAACCCTGCGACCATTTTTTAGTAGCACTACCAATTGAATATGTATTAGTTACATCTGGTGTTAAATTACTTGCTATATCTGCGTTAATTGTAATGCTGTCTGTATCATCATCACCGATGTTAATATCGCCGTCTGCACTGATGTTACCAGTTGCGTGTAAGTTACCTGTGATATTTGTGCTACCTTGGAAATTAATAGTTCCTGTTCCGTTTGGACGGAAAGTTAAATCTTGGTTAGTTCCTAATGCACGAATAGTTGCACCATCAATCTCAATGTCATCTACTTGTAATCTATCTTGATAGATAACAGAGTTTGGTGTTGCAATGTTAAACTGATTTGCTGTTGTAGATATTGTATTAGTATTGCCGTCTATAGTTACATTACCGATTGGTAAGGTAGTGTCTAATATATCTAATGTTTGAATTCTTACTGACCCGTTTACATCTAATTCTACAGAAGGTGTAGCGTTTTTCACCCCAATACGGCTATTACTTACATCTAAGTAGAGTAGATCCGTCTCAAATGCCAAATCTACGCCTTGACGTAGCAAATTTGACTTTAAAAGCGGACCAGATATACGACCAACTGCCACTTTCTTCTCCTATAAACGGGCATCCTGTGCCTCTAACCTGTTCAGACTTTGTGTCTCTATCGCTGGTTAACCACGGTTTGTCCTGCAACGGCTTGGCCAGCCATTGTTGCATTAATAGTATTTATATGATTTTGGTTATTAGCCTAATATAACGTTCCAAAGGAAGTTGACGTTTTCAGCGTATTCTTCTGTAACAGATTCACCACCACCTGCCGCTAATACCCACTGTGTTCCGTTCCAACTTTCAAGATATCCTCGCTGTGTATTGAAACGTAAAGTACCTTGTTCTGGACTGCCTGGTCTTGTACTATCATCACCAAACGGTACAACAATACCCATAGTTTGATCGAATTTCAAATAAGAATAAATGTCAGCAAGACTAAATGTAAACGGTGTATTAAGTGTATTAGTGATTGTGCTGTTTTTAAACACTAAATCTTCTTGCCCAATAGATCCTAATCCATTAGATAAAAACTGAATATCTGCATTTGGAGTAGCACTTGTTATTGTGTTTCCGTCTATAGATAAACTGTTTTGTGAATCAAGTCTTGTAGTTTGAAATATATCACCATTGAATAATGTGTTACGTGCATTACCTGTAACTAATTCAAATTGATTATTTGATAAGTCGATATATGTATCTCTATCTGTATCATATACAGAACCGTCAAAACTTACATTACCGCCGCTGTAACCTTCAAATATTCCTATATCAGTATTGTAACGTAAATCACCTACATTGTCTTTACGTTGTACATTTGTACCTACCGGTAGTCCTAAATTATTAGTTGCTGACATATTTAAATTTGTAGCAGGACTTAATGTTAAATCATCATTGTATGAGCCTAATATGTTTGATCTGGCAGTAACATTATCAAATACAACATTAGCACTGCCACTTGCTCTTAATTCTAAATCTTCATTTGTATTATTTGTTTGTATAATATTATCATTAAAATTAAAACTATCTAATGCTAATTCGTTAAAATATCCTTTTCTCCAACGTAAACTATTTGTACCTAAGTCGTAAGTGTTTGTTGTATCTGGATATAAATCTTGTGCAAATGAAGTTGTAAAATCTACAGTGTCGCTTGGTTGATCACCTAAAGTAATTAAAGAACCGCCAAGTGCTAAATTTCCTTGTAGACTTAATTCTGCCATTCTTGTATTTGTCAATAAGTTATGTACTTTACTTGGACTATTAAAGTTAATAGGACCTGCAACACTTTTAATTTTACGTGGTAAAATTCTTAATGCTCCAGTTTCCATTGTTTCACCATTGATAAATGAAATCTGATTATTAGTTGTAACACGTAAACTTGATACACCTACTGCATCAACTGCATCAGCATCAATACTTGTTGTGCCGTCTTCTAAGTTTACAAAGAAATTATCACCAACTTTAAAACGTCCACGTTGATCTTGTGATTGGAAATGTACTGTACCTCCATTTAATTTTTGTACTTCTTGTGCTTCAACTGTTAATGTGTTATCATTTGTAACATCTTTTCCTGTGCCAACATAGGCAAAGTTATGTGATATCAAATATGCAAGTGTTTCATTACCATCTGCTACAATACCATAATTTCCATATACACTTGCTGATCCAATTGAACGTAATTCTCCACCTTTAATTAAAACACTATCTGATCTCCATCTACCTGGACCATTAATAATATGATATGATCTATTTGCAAAATATGTAAAACTGTTTAACCATTCTACTCTTACACCGTTAGTCATTGTCACAGCATCAACGCCTGGACAAATAAATGTAACACTATGGAAAAGCATACTTGCTTCATTAGTATCGTGGTCCATTACACTTCCGTCTATGTACGCACCGCGTCCCGCGTCACCACTTGCAAAGCCTCTTGGATCACTTGCACTTGTTGCACTACCTTGTGTTATGACTGTAACATTTCTAATATAAGGACTACGTGTTGTTACTTTAGAATCTCCTGCAAATCTAAATGCGTGTCCTTTGTTATTTGCATTGTCATAAAAGAAGTTTTTAATTGTTAAATTTTCAACTGTACTTTCGCCGTTAAGTAAAAATGCATCTTCACTTTGATTATCTGTTGTAGGACGTATTTCTACATTACGTAAGTCTTGACCTTTTACTGTTACACCAGCCGGTACTTCTAAAGGAAATACTTCTTCATAGTCGCCAGCATATATGTATACTGTATCACCAGCAGTTGCTTGACGCAACGCTTCTTTAATTGTTCCTAAAGGTCCTTGTGGGTTAGTACCACGTTTGCTATCATTACCATTTACAGAAACATAAAAAATGTTACCTTGTGAAAGTGTAACTTCAATACCATCAATAGTTACATTTTCTGCATTAATTACACTGTCTACAGATAAATTTTCTGTTTGGTAATCAAATCTTTTCTCATTTGTTCCAATGTTGTAAGTACCATCAATGTCAGGCATTAGATCAGAATCAATATCTCCAAGGAATCTTACATTATCTTCTGCACCCGATCCACCAATAAAAATATTTCCATCAAATGTAATATTGCCTGTTGCGTGTACATTACCATCAACGTTTACTGTTTTACCTGCTGTTATTAGTTCTACAGTTCCTGTACCGCTTGGAACAATATCAACACTTGCATTAGTATCATAAGTTCCAATAAAGTTGTCACCTATTTCTACAGTTTGTGTTTTGATACCACCTGTAACTACTCCACTACCTGGACCACCTGCATGATTAATATTAACACTGCCTGTAAGTGTGCTTATACCTGTTGAACTAATTGTTAAGTCAGCAACAGTCATTGAATCTGTTATTGTTAAATCTTGTCCAGTACTTCTTGCTTTTAGAGTACCGTTGATTGTAAAATCTCTTGGGCGTGTAACTGTGTTGATACCGATCTTGCCATCTGTATGACCAATATATAATAGATCTGTTTCTACAGCAAGATCTGTTTCTCTCTGTAAATTTGCTTTAAGTAGCGGACCGGATATTCTTGCAAGACTCATTTATTGCTCCTCACAAGTATTTATTGGATTATTTGTCGAAGTTATGTAAGGCTGTTACTGCTTTGCCGTTTGGCACTGCTGATAAAAATTTAATGTAATAACCATCAGCATATGGTTGATTAGGACCTGTTAAGTTACCACTTACACTTTGTTCTAAAGTGTAGTTTGTTGTTGATAATTGTAAAACGTTTTCTACAAGTATCAGTACACTCTGTGCTGTTTGTGGTACTGGATATGAAGTGTCATTAGCATTAAGAGGGCCAAATACTGTTTCTACACCGTCGCCTGTTCCTAATGTTTGTTGTGTAATAGGTGTAGGTTCTTTAAGTCTAATTTCTTTCCATACACCGTTATCATAAAATTCAACACTGTTATTGTCATTGTTGAAACGCATTTGTCCTAACGCTGGATATACTGGACGATCTGCATCTCCACCTACTGGTACTCTAATAGCACTTTTAGATCTTATATCTACAACACCGTTGGCATTGAAAAAGATACCTTTACCTCTTGAAATCCCTCTACGGTTAGTTGTTTGTGCTTTTAAAAATTTCATTACACTTCCAAGAAACTTACAGTAGCACTAAGATTAAATGGTGCTTGTCCAGTAAGTATAATTCTGTCACCTGCACTTAAAACCATTTTTTCAGTGTCAAATGTAAAACTATCTGAACCTGCTACTGATACTGCTTTTGCAATTTGTGTTTGTGCACCAACTGTAATCGAACCGTTACTTGCATCAGCAGGTACAAAATATAAATCAAAAGTTGAATCATTTGAACCGTTTAATGCTTCTGCGGCTGTGTTACATACAACTAATGATAAAATTGCATACTGTTTACCTGCAGGAACAGTTACTATTGCGTTTTGTGTACCGTCGATTAATGTGTTTGCTATTGCCATCGTAATATTTATCCTTACAATAGATACCCGTATAATAGGGCTCTATTTCTACTAATTAATTCATCATTAGTGTTGCTTGTATTTACATAATATATACCAGTTTGTCCTGGGCCTTCTGACTTACTATAAATCTTAACACCATCTGTAGGTTGTAAAGGATTTATTAATGGATCATCAGTACCTGGAGTTTCTGCAATTTGTAATACATCATTTATTTTAACTGTGCCTGTTCCTGGTGCGTCTAAAACAATATCTTGGTTACTAATAGTACCTGCAATAGTTTGTCCTGAAATACGTAAATCGTTTAATTCTATTCTGTCAGGAAAGAAATTTGCTGTTACTGTACTATCAAACACATATTGAATTCTGCTTTGATTAGTGTTATCAGTTGCATCTGTTACAAAAATACCTGTGTTACCATCTTCTACTTTTGTAATTTGTAAATCTGTTAATGTTGCATCTACATATTGATCAAGATAGTATTTGTTAATTAAATGTTCGTCTTCAAGTCCAGTAGCATAAGTTACTGCACTTCCCATAATTCTAACACCATTTCCAGAAGTATCTAAAAATAATTCACTGCCGCCTGTAACAATACTTGGCGCTTGAATCCCTACATTACCACCGTCTGTTCTTCTAAATGTAAATGTACCAAACACTTCTGTTGATGGAGCATTTGGATTTGTATGTTCTATAGTTTCGTCAAATAAAATTTGGGCATCACCGTCTGCCGCTGTGCCTCTATCAATTCTTATACCTGATGTACCTTCTCCAACACCTGAACCTGTTTCACCTCTGTTTAATAACAGAATGTTATCTTCAATTTCTAAGTTTGTAGATTGTACTGTTACAGTATCACCTTCAACAACAAGGTCACCAGTGACACGTACTTCACCCTGACCTGGACCTGTATCAAGTCTGATCTTTCCGTCACTTTGTGTTTTTACTGTAAAGTCACCGTTTGGTACTGATATAAATTTTGACATTTTCTAAATCCTATTTTATTGTAGGGGATTTCTCCCCTACAACGTATTGATTATGCGTTTGCAAAATCGTCATCATCGTTACCAGCGGCATCATCGTCACCTGCTTCTTCAACTTGTACTGCGTTGTCTGAATCAGACGCTGTAAAGTTCCATGCTACAGATGTACCTGATAATGCATTTGAACCTGTTCCGTCTGGAGCAATGATTGTTGCTTTTCTGCCAGCAATTTTAGAAACTTGATAAGTTTCATCATCATCACCTTTTACAGTGATTGCCATCTCAGTGCCAGTCAATGCTGATGCTAATTTTCCTGTTGTTAAGAAACGATCAAAAGTATCATCGTTAGCGCCAATTGTCGCTACTCTGAATTTCTTAGATCCTAATTGCTTAACAATATGTCCTTCCACAACTGATGAACCGTTGTGAAATTCAACTTTGATTTCGTTGCCACCCGCTGTTGGCTCTCCGAAAAACTTTTTATTAAGTGGTCTTCCCATTTGTTTTCTCCTATAAAGTAGTCCTATGCAGGTTCTATCTGCTACGCTGTGGGTTAAACAGCATAAGTCCGCCACAAATGCGGCACACTCTATGACACAAGTATTTATCTAATTGTGTATATTGGTAATTTTTGTGGTGAAACAGCGTAATTAATAAATTTGCTAATAAAATCAAATCTTGTGCTTAATATTTCAAACAATTCAACATTTAAATTTGTAGTTGCTATACTATAACTACTTTTTCCAATATTTG